TAGTTTCCGAGGCCACCCACAAGAAATTATCATCAAAGATAGACGCCTCATTGTACTCCACGTTCCAGTGTGCGTTTACACGGTTGTCATACTCGATGGGTAAACTGTTGATGAATGACTCCTTATTTTTCTCCCAATCTAGAAAATTACTCATAAATGATTCCGTTTCTACAGTGTCACTGACCCAATTGGATTTTTTTGATTCTTGCAGATTTTCATAGCGTCCACAACTTACAGCACCTTGATTGTCAAGTCCATTGTTCCATAGGTCGTAAACAATACCATATCTGTGATTTCTAGGAGTGCCTCTGCATAAGCAACTAAAATGTTTTTTAAAATTTCGTGTTTTGATCTCATACTTACGTGCGACAGGTTTCATTATTTCTAGAAAAAAATCGTACTGTAGAAATTTTGTCTTGATCCTGTATCCTTTCTCCTTTAGGTAAGAAATATCTTGAATGTGTTGAGTAGTTGGAACTAACCATGTGATATTTTCTTCTGGAACTGCTCTTTTAGTAAAAGCCTTAACAACTTGAGAGTAAGGCACATCTCCAAAATCAGGAACTAGATTTAATCTATTATCCTTCCATTTGTAAGTATCAAACAGGTCCCATTGTTCAGTTACCATTATTATCAACGGTCTGATAACACCTTGTTGCATTAATAAAAATATATCATTGTGTATTTTTGACTGTATTTGCTCTGTTATGTTTGGCACTCTGATATATATTGGCAAGTAATTTATATCAGATGCTTTTGCATTTTTATAGTGTTTTGCATCGAAATTTTCAAAACATCTAACACTATTATCTATTAACGCAGAATTTACATCTTGAAGATTTAATTTTATAAAATTAACTGTCAATGCCATGAGCCTCCATCAGTTCCTCAAGTTCTTTGTCTGTGATCACTTTGTCAAGTGTTTCTAGGTCTGTCTCTTTCCAGGTGGGATAGATCTGCATTAATTTTTTTAAAGATTTGTTCGCCACACGCTTCATGGGTTTCAACCATGGATGAAATTGTTGTGTCTCCGCTCCGCACATGGCGGTCAGTATCCATAACAATTTCTTGTGTTTGCCTAGTGTGAAACAGTGCTTGTTTACACATTCGTTGACCATCTCCACATAGTGTTCCACGTAGAAAGGATCCTTTGATGAAACGTTGGAAACATACCTCATCAGCATGTATGGCGAATACAAGGACTTCTCCTTGTCATCTATCCTGTCAAAGTAGTCCTTGTTCCTGAAGTCAACGGCCTTTAATCCGTTCCTAAGATCAAAGAATTTTCTATTTTTTTCTGCCGGCATATCTTAATCCAAACATTGTACATTCTTTTGCATTTACAAAAGTTAATTTTATTTTATTTTGCATATGATTCATACCTGAAAGTTGGAATTTGTGTTTTGCTATGAAATCAAAAAAATTATGCATCCAATTTTCGTCCATCCACACAGCAATTTTGTTGCTGGTTATCATGACTGGTGCGTCTATTGTAATTGTTTTCCTACCAGACTGAGCCATAGTCCACCTGTTCGCACTGCCTAGAAATGTCCTTGACGAAGTAGGCACATATTGGTTTTGCCCCGTTGCTTAACGGCACAGCCAACATCTGTCCTGATTTGACTTTTGGAAAGTACCATTTGACCTCTGTGTAGATATCAACAACGTCTATGGGGTAGAAATCTGGTTTGGGACTAGATAGTGGATTGAATGTGAATGCATCAAATCCCCTGTCGTTCAAACTTGTTATTGGTAACACATGCATCTCTGATTGTCCAGCCTCACCTATCAACATCTTCCAATCCAACGGCATCTTGATTCTATGTTGTCCAATTTGTAAGACTGCCGCGGGAGCATTGAAGCTCTCAAGGAATATTAAAGGTATGTAGAAAAAATCCGGTTCGGTGGGATCCGAGTTGTCCAACACTGCGAATCTCAGATTCTCATCAACCCATTCTGGAATTTTCTCTAGTGTGTATGTTCTGTTATCAAGTGTAAGGATTTTCATAATTTATCTTTTCTATATTATACGGGTAATTGGCCTCTTTGTAAAACTTTTTCCTTGCCCCTAGGTGTCTTTTTGCAAATTTGCAACTGCTGGTAATATCCCATATCTGCACGTTGTCTTTGTCTTCGGCCTTCCTGATGCCTCTTCCTATGCTCTGTATCACGCGGACAAACGACTTGCCCGGCTCTATGAGAACAAGATTAAAAATCCTAGGGATATTAATACCAACACTGGCAACTCCATATGTGGCGATAATAATCTTATTTGTTGCAGTAGATACTTCATCATATTGTTCCTTCCTGTCTACGTTTTTAGTTGATCCGGATACAAACACCGAACCCTCTAGTTGTTCTTGTAATATCTCGCCTGCTGATATCCTATCAACAAGCACTAGGGTGTTGCCTGATGTTGAAACATCTTTTATAGTTTTCGCAACCCATGCCATTCTGACTTTGTCTGTTGTAAGCCATTTAAGTTCTTCTGCATATGTTTTGAACTGTGGATGGTCTTGGGTCTGTAAGACATTCACGTGGCAGTTTGCAAGTACTCCTTTGTCTTGTAGTTCGCTTGCTTGTATTCTGTGAGTGACGTCACCTATGCTACATTTCAACCCCATGAACTCGTAGTCTGCTTTGGGCACTGTTCCTGTTAGTCCCCAACGTATGCCACAGTGTGCAAAAGGCCCCGTCAACAATCTTTTAAGCACGTCTGCTTTGGCCATGTGTACCTCGTCTATTATTATCGTATTGATTCCTTTTATCGCTTCTGCAAATGCTTCCGAATGTTCGTCCTTGCTTTTCTTTTCTAGTACGTTTAGTGATTGCCACGTTGCGATAGTGTTGAACCTTCCGAGTTCTTTCCTGTCTCCGTAGTACACACCAACATCTAAATTACAAGCAAGGAAGTCTTCCTCTGTTTGTGTTACTAAACTTTTGTTTGGCACTATTGTTAGTGTACGTCCATAGGGCTCAACCAGTTGGCACAGTGCCGCAGTAATGATTGTCTTCCCTGCTCCCGTGGCAATTTCTTGTATGCACTGAGGGTTTTCAATAAATTTGTTTATTGTTTCTATCTGGTAATCTCTTAACACTATTGGTTGCCCGGCCATTGGGTGATTAGTAGGCCATGTTATATGTGAAAGATAATCTTTGTCCACTGCTTTGAATTCAAAGTTGTGTTGCTCTCTTTGATCTTCCATCTCCACATACACGCCACCATCTTCCAGTATGGGAAGTATCTGGTCAACTAGGTTGAGATAGGTAGTACCACCCAACCCAAAGAATGACACCTTGCCGTCCCACCTGCCCAGCTTAACCGCTGGTAGATGTCTTGCATATGGTATTTCATATTTGAATTTATTAGAAAGCCTCTTCCTCCATTCGAGGGAAAGGTTTTCAAATTTGACGTTCACTTCGTCTTTTATTACTAATTTACAACTGCTCATATTTAAAGTTTTACTATAATGTGACTGTGCCAATCCCAACTACTCGGTTGGTGATTACTATAATACAACTTTTTTGGAAGATTCTCAAGAAGTCTTTTCAGGTTATCAGTGCCTGTGGCGTAATAACCACCACCTAATGTTACCAATGATGCCTTTGGCTTTATCTTGCTCTTGATCATTGCTCTTGGTATTCTGTTCCTGACGAACATAATTTTGGTGTCCTCGTTGATAAACTTGAATTGTTTACTCATTTGATGCAATTCAAAAAGAGTTTCAAAGAACTCCCTGGATGTGTTGTTGTTGATCATCATTTGTCTTTGGTTATGATTTTTTTCAACATCTTTCATGTACACCGGTTCCTTCACGTCAAATCCCCACGAACACTGGGTTAGTATGTCAATGCCCTGTGATTTGAATGCGTTCATCCATTCCCAGAACTCCTTGACTTCTTCCTTTGTGTCCATTTCTCCACTGACCGGCATCATTATTGGAAAGCAATTCAATTCCATGAGTCCCATCACAACTTCTTTCTTGCTGAACGCTGTTGAGTCGATCCACAGCTTGTGGTAGTTGTTGTGTGCCACCTTGTGACCTATTGT